GGGTAAACCCGCATTTAATAACAATTAAATTTTTAACATTATGTCATTAGTAGCAACAAGATTGCAGAATTGGCGGATTGAAAACCCGGAATTAGACCGTAATATGACCCGCCCGTGTGAGTATGGCGCATTGGATTTTTTCATTGAGCAAACCAACGCCCCGTCCTCAATCATTAGCCCCAATTTGCGTGACCGTGCGTTTGCGTCCATTGGTAACACGGTACAAGTACCCGTTATCAATTACGACGGCGATGTACAGGTTAGCAATGTCCGTTCGTGCGTTATCGCTGACGATGAAAATACGTCCGCATTGGTAACGGTTGTTTGGACGACTTATGCCATTGGCTTTACAATGGTTCCCGCCGCCTACATGAACAACGAAATTTCCTACGAACACGACTTTTTGCGCAAAATGGAAAAGACGTGCCGGGCTTTGGCGGACAAATTGGACGTCGGAGCCGTTGCCGCATTGGAGGCAAACAAAACACAGGTGTTCAAAACGTTGCTTAACTACACGCAGGCGGGCAACGTGGTACAGGTTCCAACCCAAATGGCGACCGAGATTTTGGGCGATATTAACCCGATTATGCGGGCTAACTGTTACCCGGAATATATCCACATTATCGCCAACGCCGGGGTTGATAGCCTTATCCGTAAACTTGCGCAACATGGCGTTTACAACGACGTAAACAAGCGCATGGAGTACGACAACAAGGTTTTGCACTACACGAACAACGTAACCGACGAAGCGGGCAAAATGGGAACCATGTTTGCCGTTGCTGACGGTAATGTTGGTATCCTTACCCGTGTTGACCGTGAGGCATTGCGCCGCACCCGTACGAATTTCCACGAATGGGACGTTGTACGTTTGCCGTACATTGATTTGCCCGTTGGTTCGCACTATTACACCGCCGTTGGCGACCAGTCCGCAATCATGGGCGCCGCAACCGCCGATTTGACGTGCGCCGTTAAGGAGTATTTCGGATTTTCCGTTGACGTGGCGTATATGGTTGCTTACAACAGCAACCCGGATACCGTGGCAAACCCGATTATCAAAGCCGAGATTGCCGCCCGCAATCCGAACGAACCGTTGGGTATGCCTGTATATGTAACCAACGCCGGGGAATTTCCCGCCGGAGGTGCGGGCGCATAACGCCGGAGCATAACGAATTGTTAAACCGAGGGGACGGGGTGGTTATCCCCGCCCCCTTATTTATTTCAAACGCAGATGTACCGATTAAAAGAAATACAGGACGCATTATTGCACGTCGTCGGGTGGGAACAATCATACGACCCGGCAAAGGCGATAGACGACAATTTAACGCAGACGGAAAGCGGTTTGACGTTTCAAGGTGCGCACCCCCTTGTTACTTTGGATAATGTCCGGGCAATCGTCCCGGATGATTTCGTTTTTCAATATCCGGTTTGGAATATGATACCGGAATACAAAGCCGGGGCAAAGGTTCGCCACAACAACAAAGTTTGGATTGCCGCACGGGACAACCAAAACGAGGAACCGACCGAAAGCGATTTTAACGACGATTACAACGACGATTACGGCAACCCATATTGGCAACCGTACAATTTCATTTCCGATTATTTGGAGCGGTTGACCCGTAACGGTATTGCGCAAATGGTACAAACATTCACGCAAATAAAGGGATTGGATAAGGAAACAAAGAACCTATTGGAACGGCGCACGTTCTTTGACGGTGCGGGACGTATCCGGGCGACGTTGCCGAATAATCATAAATTAGTCGGGTTTGAAATTGTCCCGGTTCGTTCTATGGGCGTAACAATGAAAATCGAACAAATCGGGTTGCAAATGACGGGCGCAACCGGGGTTGTTCGTATGTATCTTTTCCATTCGTCCCAAATTGACCCGATAAAGACGTTTGATTTGAATTTTACGCAGACAAACGGCGGTTTTCAATGGTTCCCGTTGAAAGATTGTTATTTACCGTATATCAGTACCGGAAACAACGCCGGGGGGTCGTGGTTCCTTTGTTACAACCAAAACGATTTGCCCGCCGGGATGCAGGCAATTAACATGACAAAGGATTGGAGCCGGGAGCCGTGCGGGACGTGTACGGGTTACGTTGATTTGGAGCGTTGGCGGGAAATAACCAAGTATTTACAGGTATCCCCGTTTATGATGAACGCCCCGGAAACATTCGACGAATACCCGGAGTTGTGGGATATTGCGTTGACGATGTACACCAATACGCAGAATTACGGGTTGAATTGCGAAATAACCGTTGGTTGCGACCTAACGGATTTTATCATTAAGGAAAGGCAGATTTTCCAAACGGTTATCCAACGACAGGTCGCCGCAATCATGTTGCGCACGTTGGCAATGAACCCCGATGTTAAGGTAAACCGGAACCAAGTAAACGCAACCCGGTTGGAAATTCTTTACGAATTGGACGGCAACGTTGAGGGTCGCCCCGGCGGTTTGGGTTATGACCTTAAAAAAGCATACGAGGCGTTGCGGTTGGATACGCAGGGTATCGACCGTATTTGCCTTACTTGTAATAACCACGGTGTAAAATACCGGACAACGTAAGATTATGGCGGGGTTAAAGTCAATACAGGATTTACGCAACCGGGTTGCCACATTCAACAACGGGTTATCGTCCGGCGCATACATTCAACAAATCATTTGGGACAATGACGCCTATATTGTTGATATGAATGCCGAGGAACAATTGTTTGAACAAGGTATTAACCGTTTGGGCGTGGATATTATGGATTACGCCCCGTATTCGCCGTTGACGATAGCCATAAAGGAGGAAAAGGGACAGCCGACAAACCGGGTAACGTTACGGGATACCGGGGATTTTGAAGCGTCGTTTTTTTTGGAAGTCGGCGACAAACAGTTTGAAATAAAAGCGTCGGATTTCAAAACGGAGGACTTAATAAAAAAGTACGGGCGGCAAATATTGGGATTGACGGACGAAAATATTGCGGCGTTGATTTGGCAATATATATTCCCGGACTTAATGAAGAAAGCAAAAAACGTATTATATGGCAACGAATAAGAGAACAACCCCTATAATTCCCAACCCGGTTTTAATCGACCGGGTTTTGGGGAACATACAAACCGGGTTAATGGATAACGTCGATTGGTTGGACATCGCATTTGGGCGGGCGCAACGTATCGCCAAAGTGATACAGGGCAAACGCTATTATACCCCGAACGTATATGCGGGCGGGACGGAATGGAGAGGCGACAATGATTATATCGACGTTTCCCCGGATGCCAATATTGGCAATTTTTCGTTCTTTTGGATAGACGACCCGCAAACGGTCGGTTGGGTTCCCAAAGAGCAAAGCGAGATTAAAGCCCCGTTTTCTCTTATTGTTTGGTTCGATTTGCGCAAGGTTTACCCCGGTCAACTCAACAACCGGAATACCGAGGCATTGAAGAACGAAATATTGACCGTCCTAAATGGCGGTTTTTGGCTGAAAGACGGGACGATTGTAATAAACCGGATTTATGAGTTGGCGGAAAACGTGTACCGTGGGTTTACGTTGGACGAAATAGATAATCAATTTTTAATGCACCCGTTCGGCGGTTTTCGCTTTGAGGGTGTATTGTCAGTTAATCAACCTTGTAACATTTAACGATATGGTAACTTTCATTATTTGGGTTTTGGTCGTGGCAACCGTGGCGGCGTTCCTGTTGACCCTGTTAAAAAAGTGGGGCGTTATTGAGTACGTCCAAGTTCACGGCAACGACTTTTTTGTTAAGATGTTCAATTGCGGCTTTTGCTTATCATGGTGGGCGGGGGTCGTTTTGTCCGTCCTGTTTGCTATATGCACCGGGAACCCGGCATTGTTATTGGTTCCGTTTTGTTCAACAGTCATAACCCGCATACTCTTATGAAAACGACAAAGATAGGGGAACGGGCGGTTGTGTTGTACGACAGTATCGACGAATTGCCGATTTTGCGATTTCACGCATATAACAAAATGTTGCTTATCGACGCCGGGGTTGGGTCGGATTTGAACGATTGGGATGCGCATATTGAAAAGGCAATCCGGTTTATCCGAAAGGAAAAGCCGGATTTGGCGGAAAAGGAATTGGATAATTTGCGGCAAAACGTTTATTTCGTCCAATCCGCCATATCGCCAAAGTATTTGGCGTTTGCCTGTTTGGTTAAGTCCGTGGACGGAACCGAATACAACGATATGACGGCGGACGGTTTGCAAAAGGTATTGGATTTATTCGCCGATGCGCCGAACGCCGAGTTGACCGCCCAATTGGAAGCGGTCAAAAAAAAAATAGATGAAGAATTGCAATTGTATTTTCCTAAACTATTCGACGACGCCACGGTTAAAGAGTATTACGACCAATTGAAGCAACGCACGATGTTAATGTTGGATGCGATAATAAAGGGGGACGAAAGCGACAAACGGGAAGAAATAGACCATATTACGACGTTGTTGTTGACTTATACAAAACCCAAATCGTTTAGCGGGTCGGATAGCGTGGAAATACAATACGACAAGCAGTTTGAAAATATGTGTTTGATGTTGTCCCAACATTTGCACGTAAACCCAAAATCGTTTACCGTTTTGGAATATTACAACGCATTTGAATACATTAAGGAGCAAGCGAAAAAAGCAAGCAGAAAAAGCCAAAATAAGGCGATTTAAGGTGTTTTATTTTTCAGACGATAAATTATACATTTGAGAAAAGAAAATTGATTGTAGGGCAAATTGCCCGAAAATAACAAAAACAAATAGTCGGATATATGGCAGATAACAACAACCCAATTAAATATTCTGATTTGGTAAGCCCCGATAATTCGATTACTGATTTGATAAAGCAATTGGATGAACTTTCAGACGCATATACAAATGCGTTGAAAAATATTAGGGCGGAAGCAATTCAGTTGGCGGCGGTTCTGCAAAAGGTTTCCGGGGCAACCGAGGACGGCAGGAACACAACCAAGAAAGCCGCAGACGATGCGGAACGTTTGGCACGTGCGCAACGTGATTTGGCGTTTGCAGAAAGCGAGAACGCCAAAAAGTTAGCCGAGTTAAAATTGGCACAGCAGGAAGCGAACCAAATTAATAAACTGATTGTGAAAATAAATCAATCCGCCGAGGGTAGTTATAACCGTTTATCGGCGCAATATTCATTGAATAAGATTTATTTAAACAACATGACTAAAGCCGAACGGGAAAACACCGAGGAGGGGCGAAAATTGGTTGCACAAACCAAAGAAATATACGAAGAAATGAAACGTTTGCAGGAAGCAACCGGGAAATTTCAATTGAACGTCGGAAATTATACGGAGGCGTCCGACGCAATTATTGCGTATGGCGACAAATTAAAAGAAACGTTAGGTTTAAATAGCGCATTTGGCGAAAGTCTTTTGGCGTTAGGACGTGGCGGGGCTGAAAGTAAAGCCGTTTTTACAGCTATTGGCGACGGGGCAAAAGCATTGGGAAAAACTTTGTTGGGATTACTTTCAAACCCGGTTTTTTTGGCGATTGCCGGAATTGCGGCGGCGGGTGCGGCGTTTAAATGGTGGTACGATTATAACGCCGGGTTAGTTGAGGCAACGAGATTGACGCAACAATTTACCGGGAAAAGTGGCGATGATTTGAAAGCGTTTAGAAATGAGGTGCAAGCCGTCGCAGATTCGTTCGGCGCAGATTTCCGGGAAACATTGATTGCAACAAACGCATTATCAAAACAATTTGGTATTTCTGCAAATGAGGCATTGCAGTTGGTTAAGGATGGTTTTTTGTCCGGAGCCGATGCGAACGGGGAATTTTTAGACACGTTGAAAGAATACCCGGCATATTTCAAAGAGGCTGGAATATCAGCAGACCAATTTGTTGCGATTGTAGCCCAAACAAACAAAATGGGTATCTTTTCGGACAAAGGCGTTGACGCAATTAAGGAGGCAAATTTGCGTTTGCGTGAAATGACGACGGCGACGGCGGCGGCTTTGGACGGTATCGGTATTTCGTCGGAACAAGTTCAAAAAGATTTGCAGACCGGAACCAAAACAACGTTCGATGTTATACAAGACGTTTCCGCAAAATTGGCAGAATTGCCGGATAATGCGGCAACGGTCGGGGCTGCAATTGCAGATATATTCGGGGGTCCCGGAGAGGACGCCGGATTGCAGTATTTGCGCACGTTGAAAGATATTTCAACAAATATGGATGAAGTAAAAGGGAAAGCCGGAGTTTTGGCGCAATTGCAGGAGGAACAATTGCAAAGCCAAATTGAGTTGCAAAACGCATTATCCGGGTTGTTTGACGCAACCGGAGGAAATTTTAAAACGTTGACAACGCAAGCAAAAGTTTTTGTTAACCAAGGATTGACGGCGATAATAAAAGGGGTTATTGATGTTGTCAATTACTTGATTGAGTTATACAATGAAAGTGTTTTGATACGTGCAATTTGGAATGGGATTGTTGCCGGATTCAAAACAACATTTGATACGTTGGGAAATTTGTTTGGATTCTTTATTGATATAGTCAAAGCAACCGGAACCGCATTAAAGGGGGCGTTTACGTTAGATTTTGACGACGTAAAAAAAGGATTGGCAGATTATGCAGCAGCGTACGGAAATTTGGTTAAAGCCCAAGTTAAAGACATAACAGAAAATTTCCAAGAGGGTTTGGAGGGTATGCAAAAGAAAATAAAACCGTTAACAATCCCGGTTTCTGTTGGAGATACCCCGACGCCACAAACAGACAATAAGCCCGTAACGACACAGAACCCAACCGTAACGCCAAGGGGTAAAAGCGATGCGGAAAAGGCATCAGAACAACAAGCAAAGCAAATTGAAGCGGCTTATAAAAAGAATTTGGAGGCAACCCGGAAATTGCAGGATGTACAATTGCAGTTGGAAACCGACGAATGGGCAAAGCGTAGGCAGCAAACGCAATATCAGTATTCCCGACAGATTGAGGATTTGCAACACCAATTACAGACCGAAAAGGATTTGAACGAAACCGGACGGCAGGCGATAAACGCAACAATTACGGCGTTAGAACAGCAGCAGACAGAGGCGTTGTTGAAAATAGAGCAAGAACGGCAGTTGCAAGAATTGGCATTGCAGAAAGAAAGCATTGGATTACGTTTGCAAGCGGTTAAGCAGGGAAGCGAGCAGGAACGACAATTGCGTATGCAGTTGTTAGAGAATGAAAGACAAACAGCATTGTTGCAGAATGAGCAAAAGCCGACCGGACAACAGCAGGACGCCGGGGTAATTAATGCCGGATTTGACGTTAAGGGAAGCGCAATTGCCGACGAATATTTGCAAACGCAATTAATGATGTTTGACCAACAACAAGCGTTGGCGCAATCTGAATTTGATTTATTAAGAAATTCAGAAGCCCGGAAAACCCAATTCCGTTTGCAGGCAGAAAAGGAACGTTTGCAAAAGGTATTAGAATTGAACGAGCAAGCAGCCAATAAATTGTCAGATGTTGAAGTACAAACAATTCAAAACACAATAAAAAAGATTGACCAAGAAATTGAGCAGTCAAAAGGAGAGGAACGAGGAACAGACATTTACGGTTTGTTTGGGCTTAATTTGGACGACGACCAAAAGGAGGCAATAAGTACGTCCGTATCCTTTGCAATGGAGCAATTACAGGTATTTTTAGATGCGAAATTGCAAGCCGCCGAAGCCGCCGTAAATGCCGCCGACAAAGAGGTTGAAAGCGCACAACGCACGTTGGACGCCGAAAGGGAAGCACGGGCGAACGGTTATGCCTCAAACGTGGTTATGGCACAAAAGGAGTTGGATTTGGCAAAACGGAACCAAGAAAAGGCGTTGAAAGAGCAACAGAAAGCGCAAAAGGCACAACAGGCAATACAGACAATCCAACAAATCGGAAACCTTGTAACGGCGTCCGCTTTGATTTGGTCGCAATTGGGGTTCCCGTTCGCAATCCCGGCAATCGCTGTTATGTGGGCTTCATTTGCCGCCGCCAAAATTAAAGCCGCACAAATGAGTAAAGCCGCCGAGGGTTCGGAAAGTTACGGGGACGGTACGGTTGAATTGTTGGCGGGCGGTTCCCACCAATCCGGCGACGACGTGGATTTAGGAACCAAACCGGATGGAACCCGGAGGCGTGCCGAGGGCGGGGAATTTTTCGCCGTTATCAATAAACGTAATTCCCGCCGTTTCCGTCGTTTAATCCCGGACGTAATAAATAGTTTGAACCGGGGAACATTCCCCCAAAAGTACCTTAATGCCTACAATACCGACGGCATTAATGTAACGGTTCAACAAAATAACGCACCGGATTTGCGGGATTTAAAAGACGATGTAAGGGAGATTAAGGAACAAAACCGCCGCCGTCGTTACGTCGATGGCAACGGCAATGTTATTGAGGTTTACAAGAATTTGACACGTAAAATTAAAAATTGATATGAACCCGATTTATAGACATTCATTTGTAAATGCGTTTTTAGCGAACGGGGCGATAAGTAACACAACCGGGAACATAAACGGGAATAATACAAATTTCTATTATACCCGTACTTTTGTCCCGGTTGGGAATGTGTACCCCCGCAAATTGTTTCAGAATTACACCCCGCAAGCCGGGGGCGCATTTTACGATAGCAATAAAAAGATTATCGGCGGTTGGGGAAGCGACCCGACCGCCACAAATACGGAATTTGACATACCAAGCAATGCCGCATATATCCGGTTTAATGTAAGCAAAGCGCAATACGCCAACGGGACGGCATGGTTGAGATTGGGAACGTTGGACGCCCCGAACGTCTTACAAGGTCAAACCGTGCATCCGATTTATAAGGACGATTTGGCAAAGGAGTACGAATTAGAAACCAACCAACGGTTTTATCGTGCCAAATTATCCGGCAAAATTACCTTTGTCCGGGATGATTACGACTATATAAACCGTCAATCGTTCGACAATGAATTTTTGTATTGCATTGAAAAGAGCGACGACGGCGGGCGTACATGGTTCCAATACTTTCAAGGCAAGTTTATGAAAACCGATTGTACGTTTACGGATTACGATAAAAAGGTTGTTGTACAACCGGACGCAATCGACGATTATAACGACGTGTTGGCGGGATTGGAAAAGGAATACAATTTAATAACGTTAGCCCCGTCAATCCAACGTATAACCATAAACAAACGCCCGCTTATTCAAATATATGTTCCGGGCGATAGTATTGTTTCGTGTTTTTTGGGCGGTGCGAATTGGGAACAAGACGCAAACGCCACGACCGACCAAAACGCATTGGTTCGGACGTATCATTTTGCTTTGTGCAATATATTGAAAGAAATACAAATTACGTCCAACGGTTCCCCGGCGGTAATATCCGGGCTTTATACCGGACGAATGGCGACGGGTGCAAGTGCGGACGTATTCGAGGGGAAATTATACCCGGAATTGAATGTTAATTATTATATCTATATTTCACAACAACGAATAAACGGGGGGTTGCCGTTTGGTATTGCTGTAGTTGAAATACGGAAACAATCCGACGATACGGTAATGTTTCGTTATCAAAAGGTAACGCAGGAACCGTTTGATACGTTGGAATTTGATTTAACCGCCGTTGAGGGTTCCGGGGCAACCAGAACAATGCACGCCGATATGAAAAGTTATAATATATATGCCCGGTATTTGTGCGACGTGGAGAAAATCGACGACCTTAATACATATCCATTGCCCGCCGATGATATAGTTGATAATAACCGTAATTATAGGCGTGCGATTGGTTACGCAATCGACGTGGCGTTTATTTCAAACAACTTTTCAGACACCCCGACCGAGTGGGGATTAGCGGACAACGGAAAGTATTTTGCGCCGCCCTATTCCATTTTCGGACAAACGTTTTATCCAATCGCCCGGTCAACGTGGCGTTATGCGTCGTTATGGTTTGGATTTTATTTGATGGATTGGATATTAGAGGAAAAAGCCCGAAAAGAATATACTTTGCGGGATGCGTTCCCGGTTGCGTCTTGTATATCTGTTTTGCTCAATCAAATTGCACCCGGAATTACGCATGAAGCCACGGCGGAATATAGCCAATTTTTATACGGGGGAAACAATCCAATATCCGGGTTGAATTTCCGGTTGCTTGTATCGCAGAAAACGAACATTATAAACGGCGAATATCAGCAACCCGCACAAAAAGCCCCGACGACCTTACAACAATTAACCAATATGTTACGGGATTGTTTCAAATGTTATTGGTTTATTGAGGACGGCAAATTTAAAATTGAACATATCCAATATTTCCGCAATGGCGGTTCCTATTCCGGCGGGGTTGTGTTAAGCCACGATTTAACAAAGGAATTGAATTTGCGCAACGGGAAACCGTGGGCGTTCAATACGTCGGAATATTCGTTTGATAAGGTTGATTTGCCGGAACGTTACCAATTTAAGTGGATGGACGACGTTACGGCAGCATTTGAGGGTTTGCCGATACAGGTAATTAGCAAGTATGTAACGCCCGGAAAGGTTGAGGACGTAAACGTATCTAATTTCACGTCAGATATTGATTTGATGCTATTAAATCCCAGCAACATAAGTTCCGACGGGTTCGCCTTGTTTGCCGCCGTTCCGCCAACGTCCGGGTCGCAATGGATATTACCGTTTACACATCAAACCGTCAACGGGGTTGAATACTTTTTGCAAAACGGATATTTGGCGTTTATTAATCTGCAAATGCCTTATTGGATGTATGATTTACCCGCCCGTCGTGTATCAATAAACGGTTCCGAGGTTTACGCATACGGTATTGAGAGAAAGAAGAAACAAACGTTTAGTTTTCCGGCAAATGACGACCCAAACCCGATGCAGCTAATAAAAACTTATATCGGTAACGGTCAAGTTGATAAACTTTCAGTAAATTTGTGTAGTAGAAATATTAAAGCAACGTTGAAATATGATACAGAATAACAATATAAGCGTATTACCGTGGTACACGTCAATAAATGAACAGAACCACCGTAAAAGTTACGCATACGGCGCAATTTATCCGTTATTTGCCCCGGCTGATAGATTGTTGCCGTTTCAAATAATTAGAAACACACGGTCAAATAATGTTACGTCAGTAATGTTGTACGATAAAACCGGGAAACTAATTGCAAACATAACAACGTACATGAGGGAAACCGGATTGCAGATTGTACGGTTTCAAACGTTGGGTTATGATGTTATATTGTACCCGTCAATATTACCCATGCCATTAAATCAGTTGGACGGAATATATTATATGACGTTATCGGATGGCGTGCAAACGTGGTATTCGGAAATGTTTACCGTCGTGCAAGATGTTTCCGGGTACCTTAAAATTGAATGGTGGGACATTGAAAATTTAGTTTTTGACGCCGGGCAAATAGTGTATCAAAACCCGTCATTCAAAAATGCTTTGTATCTTTGTACAGAGTTAGGAAAACCGGATTATGAATTTGAAGAGGACGGCGAAGAACGTGACGGGTATTTTTTCCCGGAAAAACAAATATCAGTCAAAACGTTTAAATGTACCATATTGGCACCGGAGTTCCTTTGCGACGTTATGCGTTTTATCCGTATGGCTGATTACATTCATATAACGGATAAATACGGCAGGGAATACGATTGCGACACGTTTCTAATTACCCCAAAATGGCAAACGCAGGGAGATTTGGCGAGCGTGGAAATTGAGTTTAAAACAAATACCGTCGTGAAGAAAATAGGACGTGGATATATTATCAGCAATAAAGGAGATTTTAACGACGATTTCAATAATGATTTCGACAACAATTAAATTAATTAGATTATGGGAAATTACGAACAATTAAAACAAGCGGTTTCCAACGTCATAAAATCAAATGGGAACCAAGAAATTACCGGGTCAATATTACAAAATACCTTATTGACAATTATTTCAACATTTGGTAATAATGCAACATTTGCAGGAATAGCAACACCAACAACAATTCCGGGTACACCCGACCAAAATGTTTTTTATTTAGCCTCTGAAAATGGGGATTATGTAAATTTTGGAAGATTTACATTAAATGATGAAGTCGCCATATTTAGAAATTCTAACGGTAGTTGGGTAAAGATAAGTACGGGAATAGCAAGTGAAAAAAAACTTTTAGATTTAGAACAAAGCAAACAAGATTTATTGGCGTTTGATGATACACCGACATTAAATAGTCAAAATCCGGTAAGAAGTAATGGTATAAGAGTTGCATTGGATGCACAAAAAGAAGAAGTTGAAAATGCAAAAAATGAAGCATTGCAAGCAATAGATGATAATGAACAAGAAGCTATTGCAAACTTTAATTCACAAAGAGTTACCCCGGAAATGCTTTCTGAAAGCACATTGCAGTTAATTCAAGCAAGTGGAGGAGGTACAATAACAAATTTACCCGATGATGAAGATTTAACAAGCGTTGATAATGGATTGGGAATAAATGTAATAAAGTTTGCAAATCGCAGATATGACAATTCTAATTTTAGCGGCAAGGGGAAAATAATATTAAGAAAAAAAGTACAAAATGACAAAAATATACTTTCTCAAGATGTTTTTACACAAGATAATACAATATATGAGATTAGGTATGATTTTGATTTGAATAGTCAAAGAATAATTATACCCGAAAATAGTATATTATTATTTAATGGTGGTACACTAAATAATGGCATTATTGAAGGAACAAATAGTTCGTTTATAAATTATGATGATAATGCTATATTTATAAATATAACATTGGATGGCACATGGAAAAACATATCTTATGTATGTGTTGATTGGTTTGGAAATAGTGATACAGCGATAGAACAATCTGTAAGAGTAGCTAAGACAGCAAAATGCCCTATCATTTTAAAAGAAAATGAATATATATATCGTGATGGAACCGGCGTTCTAAATGTTGAAAACGTTGATATATACGGGAGCGGTAAAGAAAAATCAAAATTAAAAGCAAGAATAAAATTTAGTGGGAATCAGAAATTTTCTGATTTTACTTTGGATGGAGGATTTTCACCAAATGCAAACGCAAGTAATGTTTTTTTTAATAGAATCATTGCAGAGGGGAACAATAAGGAATATTCCGGGTTTGAATATTTTGACACGCAAACAAGTTATATATGGTTTATAAATTGCGAGTTTAGAAATTGTAAATATGGTATTAATATAGCAAATAAGGGAGATGCGCACGAAACAAATCATTTGTATGTTATAAATTGTTATTTCCATGATAATGATTGGATGAATTTCCAAATGATTGAGAGATATTATACTTTAGAGAATATTAAATATGGATATAATCATATATATTTGGAAAATTCAATTTTTATTGGAAGAAATGACCCTACATTTGACCAACATATAAATGTTAGTTTCGATGGTGGAACGATTTTAAATAGCAGCGAGCAAAACCCATTAGATTCTTTGCCGGGATATATATTCATAAACAATTGCTATTTTGAAAATGGATATTATACATTTGAAAATGCAGGAGTTTCAAATATGACAATAACAAATTCAACATTTTATAGAAATATAGACGGAGATAGATTATTGTCATTTTCGGGATTTATTAATAAGTCAAATAATATATGGAAGAAAGGTAAAGCCAAAATAAATGGGAATAAGTTTGAAGTTTCTTATAATGCTTCAATAACAAAAGCAGGTGTATATGTACAAAACGGAGAAAGCGAGTTTTATAATAATAGATTAATAAATTCAAGACTTTATATTGGAGCAGGTGCAGGTAGTTTTGTAGCTAAACAAAATGAATTTGTTGACGCAACAATTACAGTGGGAACAAACGCAAAATTACTTGAAGAAAATTTCATATATGGGAATGTATTTAGGTATTCTGATAACTATGAAGGTAATAAAAATGTAATTGTAGTTGCATATGGTATATTAAATGTAAATAGCATATATC